TCCGTTGATCTATGAAGCGGATGTGAGTCCTCATGAACTAATTCTATCTCAACTTTGATCGGTTCGTTCATTAACATATTTCTCCTTTAGATTATGTTCTTTTGCATAATCAACATAGTCAATCAATTTCTGATGAAACATCTCCTCAAACCTGTCTGCCCATGACTGATCTTTATTTGGGATCCTCTCTAATCTTTTGTTCCATATCTCTCTCGCAAAGAAATACATTATCTTTTTTGTTGTCTCTTCTTGCTCTTCTTTAGAAGGGGACGTCATCGTTGGCTTCAATCTTTTCTCCTACTTGATCTGCTAGACCAGACATCTCCTTCCTAATATCAGGAGTGCTGTTTGTTTTATGCTCAGGATTTCCATCCTCGACTTGCTTATAAGCATCAGGACTATTAATCATTTGAATAATGTTACCAATGATCTCTGTTGTATACTTGTCAGTCCCGTCTTTGGCTTGCCATTTACGATAGTTGATACGCCCTTCAACGTAGAGGGTGGTGTTCTTCCCTACATATGTCTCGGCTATCTCAGCTGGTCGGCCATATAAAACTACCTTATGCCAGTCAGGTTTAGCGTACTCTCCTGTGCCTGATTCAGTTACTAGATCAACCTGTGTTACTTTGTTTCCATTGTTAGCCGTCCTTGTTGTAGGATCTTTCCATACACGACCTAATACAATTACTTTATTAATTCCTTTCATGTTTAAATCTCCGGCCAATATTTTTTAGTTTCTTTCCATAGTTCTAATGCATGTCCAAATACTTTTTCAAACCTCTGTGCGTCTTCTTCTTTCCATTCATGAAAGACTGAGAGGCCAGGACTAGATGCGCTAACAAATACATTTGCTATCCTTGTATCTTTTGAAAGCCCCATTCCTTTTTTATATGCTGCGAGTTGATACCCCATAGAATCATAAGCTAGGTTCTTTGCCCCAGCGTCAAACTCTTTTGTCTTGAAGTCAATAACCCATCCTCTCTCGTTCAGATTAGGACTAAAACAATACAAGTCTAGCATCCCTCCATACCCATCCTTATGGGAAAATGTTTCCTCTGAGACCCAGTCCTTCTCTCCACAGTTTACACCCAACAACGTCTCTACCGATTTAACCATAGCTTGATCTTTGTGATCATCCGGCATAGATCCAGTTTTAAAGAAAGACTCAAGTAAATCATGTATTCTAATGCCTCTCTTGGAAGCGTCTTCAACTTCCTTTTTGCTCTCATATAAAATTCTTTTAGATAAAGAATCATTGTCTTCGAAGTCTCCTCTGCGTAATGAAAGTGACGCTTCAATGGTTTTATTTATTTTCCATCTATCTAGGCCAGGCTTTGACATAATATCTAAGACTGAAGTAACTGATGGAACTAAGTTTAACTTACGAGCATCACGTAATGTAGTGCCTCTTTTGGTTCCGTCTTTTGATTCAACCCAATGTTTAGGTCTTCCATCTTTATCATACCAATGCATTAGATTTTCTCCTATCCATTTCTAAATCCTATCTGCTAGTTCATCGGTCCATTTCCCGCTAGCAGGGTCAGCCCATGAGGGTAATTCTTTAGCTCCGTTAAGATAGTATAGGTAACGACCTATACCCCACTTGACTCCGGCTCTTTTAAATGCATCACTGATCCCGCCTTTCTCTCCCTCTATCTTGGTGTCTCCAGCACCATCTGATTTTGATATCCACTCATCCCCTATTCGAATCTTCAATGTGCATATAACCCTACCTAAAACTTCTTCATAAGAGTCTTGCCAATTAAGCGGCCCAATTACAGCATCTAATTTAAACATTACATCTCTTGCATTTATATGATGCAGCTGCATGTTTCCTTTAGGTTTTGATTTTACCTTTGCTACGTCGAATGGCCTCTTTAACTCTCTAGTGATAGCTAATACTTCTTTTGTTTCCATTCTCTTTTCTCCTTGTCTTGATGTTTCCACCAGTCTTTATATCCTGTATCATCTAGCCACTTGTTATACGTCGGCTTCCAGTTGTCATCCATTAGTTCCTTCGCTTTTTCTGCACTAACCCCCACCTCTTCTTCAAAGTATCGCTGCCATTGAGAAACTTCAGCTTCGAATCTTTCTTGGTGATTTTCATACTCGTCTTCATCCATGCTCGATCTCCTAGTCAGAAGGCGAAAACAAAAAAGGCAACCACAAAAGCACAAGCCATAATGAAATCCATATCAACCCTCCTGCGGTAGTTTAGTATACCACACTACATAGTTTGTATCAACTATAAAGTCTCTTGCCTCATCTAACGTATCAAAGGATTCAATAAGCCTATACTTTTTTCTACTCTTTCCTCCCCTGCTTTCAACAACTGAGAACTGGTCTGTAGATTCAATATGCTTATAGAATTCATCGTGATTTACAAACTTTTCTTCTGTCATTTTAGTATTCTCCTGGTACTATTATACCATAGTCGGCCATGAACTGCTCGACCTGTTGCATGTATTCTCCAAATCCCTCTACGCTTAATCCAGTAGTTGATCTTGGAGACGTAAAGCTTTTATCACTTATCCTACTATCAATAGTTTCCAGTCCGAGAATCTCAGCAGACATTATACTATGCAGCTCATCAACTGTATGCCCAGTCTCTTTTGAAAACTCTCTCAACAACATCCAATACCTATTGTTTTGTTCAGTCGATCTTTTGCTCCTGTGTTTTTGTATGGAAATTTCATAAGGATTCTTTTCATCACTGCCTAACCCAAGAATTTTAGCAACACAAGTCTCGGCTATCTTGTCACTTCTCAATACATATTTTATTTTTTCCATTGTATCATTCCTTCTTCAAACGATCTCCCTATTGTTTGTAAACACCATCTCATCTGATCTTCTTTAGGATGAGTTCCATTATGACAATCTTCATGACACTTATAGCATACTGGTAATGTAAATATATCTGGAGCCTTTCTTCCTGTGCCAGCACCAAGAACAATAATTCTTAGATGATGTGCCTGCACCCCTTGTAGTGTAGCGCAAAAGATACACGGTAGTGAAGCAACCCATTGTAAATATTTTTTATTCTTCGTCTTCATCAAGTCGCCTAAGAGCAAGTATCAATTCTCTTTCCCACTCATATGTCTTTCCTAAAATAAAATTGTGATAATTATAAGAGATGTTATTTTTGAATTCATTTTTTTCTACACCTAAGAACTCACACCTCATCTTGTCGCTTATAGCTTTTCTTCCGATCCCCTGGCATGATAGACACTCGAACATCTTATCTTCTATAAAAAACTTACCTCGACCAGAACAGGAAGGACAACATGCTGGTGAAACACTCTCTTCTAAAGCCAGCCTACTCACCCTGGAAAGTAATTCTTTTGATACCCCTGCAGGCTTCTTCTTATCGCATAAAAATCTATGTTTATATCTTTGGCCCATGTTTTTTGCGCTTACTTCTGATGCTCCGATATATCTCGCGGCTTGTGTCGCGTTACCGCCATTGTCGATATACTTATGTATAAACCTGGAGTAAGAGGTGTCTTGGTTAGGGTACCACTTTATTTTAAGAGCAATCTTAAACAAAGCGTTCCATGTTTTGCTATAACATGTTGGATCCAATGCATACTTCAGCCTTCCAAATGCTGATGCCTCTCTACTACAGTAGGCCATAGCCATACAAACATCTTCCCAAGGAATTCTTGGTGAAAGAAACTCAGCATACGGAGGCTTAACTGTTAAAGATTTAATTGATTCCAGGCTTGCCATAATAGATATCCATATATATTTTTCTTGTTGGATTTAGTCCGGTCTCGTCCGAGCTGTTAACGTAACCACGAAATGTTTCACACGCAATATTTCCCTTACTGCACTTAATATAAAAATTACAATCCCCACATGGAGGACTCTCATGATTGATCGCTCTTAATAAAGCGAACACCCCTCTCTCCATCACTTGTACGACTTCCATAACTCTTTCAGTTCTCCTAGTTTAAACACCACAAAAGTATCATCCATCTTAGACCCCTTCTCTTTTATAAATACGACTGGTACTTTCATTCTATCTCCCTTAAACATAATAGATGATGAGGCTATAGCTTGCTCCATCCCCTCTTTAATCCATTTGGGAATCGACTCTCGATACTTACACTCGATAGAGAACACTAAACTCTCTACGTCTGGAGCGCTACCTCTTGTTCTTCCAGTGATTGGAATCCTCTCAGCTATATCGCCAAGGTTAGTTAACTCTTTCGCTATATCTCTTTCAAATTTTTTCCAAGTTTTATCCATTTTTTTATATGTCGTATGTGGGAGGTATTTCTTCAACTGCTCTATTCGTTTCATGATATGTTCCTGTTGCCCAATTATATGATAGCTCATTAATGCCTATCCTTCCGTCCTGCCTGAACCTAACCTTCTGAACATGTATCTCTACAGAACACTTGTCATCATTGCTAAGGTCTCTCCATACAGTGATACAATTATCTGCCTTGTCTCTCCATCTTGCAGATCCGCTTATATCATATGGTGTAGGTATTGGAATCTTTCCATTCTTATCTCTGTATAGTTTAGCAGGGTGGGCTACAATCCATAGATGTATACCGTACCTCCTAGCGAACTGCCTAACACGTTTAAGAGCCTGAGAAATATATTCAGTTTCTGTTTGTGAGTTTGTTCTATTATGTTCCAGCTCATTCCATGGATCTATAACCAACCCTCTGATTCCTTTTTTAAGCACGAGCCCTTTCGCTGCATCTAAAATTATATCTAAGGACCACTCCTTGTCATCGTTTGGTAGTATCCAAGTGAAGTGATCGGTTAACCACTTCTTTCCTTGTTCTAAATCATCAGCGTTAAGCCTCTGGCTTGGCCCATCCAGGAATGGAGAACCAATATACTTTTCTAGTATTCTTGCCATGTGATCTTCTAAAGGTTGATTCTCTGGTGAGAATATTGCGAAGTTCCATCCTTCATTCTTGGCTATGTTAACCATCATAGCATCTATCCAATTTGATTTGCCACTGCTTGGAACTCCCGTAACAACTGTGAGCACTCC